CCTGCGTTTGCCTCGCCACTTCCTGCGGTTAAAACTATTGCTCTGTTTACTCGTAGAAATGAATTAGTAGTCGTAACAGGCGTTTGACCATTTAGTGTTATTGTTTCAGAAATTTCATTATAATCTCCGTCTAATCCAGAAATTAAAACTGTTCTTGCACCTGTTCCTGCTGACGTATCATTTGTGTCAGAACTAGATACTGTCATGGTAGTTGCACTTGGTGGATAAGAATATAAACCTCCTTGTGCCCAAATAGTTTCTACACTATCTCCAACAGCTGCATTTTGTCCAAACTTATAAACATGTTTATGATAAGCAATTTGACCCTGAGCCACTTGAAGTTCAAATGGCTCAGTTTTACCTAGTTTTGATATTGAGGTAACAAGTCTAGCCATTATTACCCTGTGTAAAATACACTCACAGTGCAGTTTACTGTTGTTACATTTAAGTTAGAAGTAAATAGAACACCCTGTTCAGGAATGCTCATTGCCACATCTGAAGTGCCACCTGTTACTGCTACATTAAATTTAGCTGAAACGCCATCGTTAAAGGTAACAGTGCCATTACTTCCACTAGCACCAACACCAATAATAAATCCCTTTAATCGAGATCGTTGGGTGTTGATAGTAGTAGTTACATTGGCTGCCCCGCCTTTAACTAATACATCACTATCGAAGGACATGACTTACCTCCTATGCTAAGTTGTTGTTTTGAACGTATGATACAACGATTCTTGCAGCACCTGCAGAAGAGTCTGTATTAGCGTCAATATATTTAGCTGCTAATTTTAAATCAGAAGTTCCAGTGTCTGTCCAATTAGTTACTAAAGCAGTTGCTCCTAAAGCAGCATCTCCTGCTGCAGAAACGTCTGCACCATCAACATATAGATCAGAATTACCAACAATACCAATATCCATTGTGTCTGCGCCTGTACCATTAAATGCAGTAGTTACTAAAATTTTAATATCTACGATTTGTGAGTTTGCAGGAATAACAATACCCAATGCTTTATCAGTAGTGTTTGTGTATGCAATGGTGTCTGTCTGTGACATTACAACGTAGCCAGTATTAGCAACGTCGGTTCCTACAGTAGTTCCTGTAGTATCTTTGATTGTTCCAGCCTTAATTGGACCAGAAAATGTAGTTGTTCCCATGTCTACCTCCTTGTTAGTAGTCTCTTTCGAGTCTTGGGGTTAATAAGATTATATATTGACATAAAAAAAGGGCGGAGTCAAAGACAACCGCCCTTCTTAAAGTGATTATGTTCTTAAATATTAAGAACCTTGTGAACCGTATACAGCTCTAGGATCTGAGAAACCGAAAGAATATCTCTCTCTGGCTTTGTATCTCATGTTACCTGTGTCGAAATCACCTTCCATAGCAGTTCTGATAGGTGTTCTTTCAAAGTACTTGAAGCCGTTTGGAGCATCAGTCTTGATAAAGAATGCATCAGTATCTGTTAAGAAGTGGTTGACTACGTAACCCTGAGGAATCATACCTTTGTTTCTCATAGCGTTCACATCATTGTCGGCTGTGCCTGGTCTTAGCTGAGACTGTAATAGTCTTTCAGCTGTGAACTGCAAGTTAGAAGGCACGATTAGTTTCATACCTTGTAATGCAATCTTTAAACCACGCTCGTCAACAAAAGCAGCAATATCAATTAATGCTTGCTCAAGTGATGTTTCGTTTAAGTCCGCATCAGTGGAACTTCTGTTTGAGAAAGTACCTGCCTGAATTGGGTGGCTTGTGTTACATAGTGTTACCCCGTCACCACCAAGCTGTGATGAGCTGAATGCGTTGTTAAGAACAGCAGCAGCTTTTACTTGCTTAGTGTTTGACATTGATCTTGCAAGAGCTCTTGTGTATCTAGCAGCTAGCTTATCGTAGAGGTTATCTTCGATTGCTTCTTCTGTGATTGAGAAAGCTAATGCAATTGTCTCGTGTTGGTAACGAGCTGTGAAAGTTTCGGTCGCTGTATCATAAGAGATACCTGAACCTTCTGTTTTCACTGGTGCTGATCCGAAACCGGATAACATTACCTCTTCTTCGAATGCTCTGTCAGATGACTCGGTGTCGAAGATTTCAGCATGTTCGTTTTCGTATCGATCGTATTCCAAACCAAACAGTGCGTTTAGGCCTGGCTCTAACTCTTTAACGAGTTGGGATCTTGAAATAGCCATGGATTATACCCCTGCCTTTCCACCTGTGTAGTAGTGAAGGTTAGGCTTCACTATTAGGTTTACGTTGTTAGACGATGTATCACTATTGTCAGGATCTTTAGACACACCTACAACAATCCATGTTGAAGATGCGTTAGAAGCGAAAGTATCCACTTCTGCTTTTGATGTTCCTGCAATATTGCTACCTGTAGCATATGATGTCTCTGCGTTTTCGCCAACATTAGCTACGTTAAATGCACCATTTACTTGAACTTCAAATAATTGGTTTGGATCGTCAATTACGTTTGCAACGATATCTGCAGCTGCAACGCCACCTGGATAATAGTTTGCAAAAGTTGGTTTTGAAGTAGTTGGATCTGTGTAGAAACAACCATTAAAAATACCAACAATCGTATCACCAGCAGTATTAGCAACATCAATGTTACCGTTAGCTACGAGCTTGACAGGATCACCTTGATAGATAGCAGATGCTTCACCGTTGGCAATTGTGTACTCAGTTTGCCCACCGTTAGATACTCCGCCACCTACTTTGCCTACGGGTTTGAATCCGAAAGCTGCGTCTTGGTTAGCCATAATAATACTCCTTTTGAGTTTATTGTTATTAATTTATGACATCAGTAGCTAACCCAGGAAATTTTACTTAGGTTACTCTTTACTGGACTTACCACCAAATGTCACTCTACTTTGCCTGTCGGGTTTACTGATCGGCATCCTTGGATCGCTAGCTTTCAAGAGATCGTTGTCCACAGCTTCTTGAGCAGCTCTTGTTTGCTCCTCAAAATGTTCGTTTCTGCTTTCAGCGATTTCAATCGGCACACGAGCCAACAGTAATCCCCCTATTCCTATCACCCCAGCGTGTTTACCGTCATCGATTGTGGGAAGATTCCAGTCAGGATATTCTTCAGCTCTCACTAATTCATATCCTTCCCGAAGACGCTTGTAGACATTAGCTTTGTCATCATAGCCTCTTACAGATTCCCTGATCCAACGGTGTTTAAATCCAGTGGGTGCAGGCGGTGCATCCAAAGAAGAAGGGTTAACCCAAACTTTTTTACGTTCTGCTTTAACTCTGCTCTCTGTTGCCCTTGGAGTCTTGTTTACCATAATTTACTCCTTTACGTGTTTAGCGTACTCATTTAGAGGTACACCTAAGTTTTTAGCCGTTTGAATTTGTCGAGGTGTCAAACGAACCACCTTCCGTGCATTTCCAGTACCTCGTTTTACAGAAGCCACAGGTTGCACGACTCTGGGCTTACTGGAGGTATTCTCCTCGACAGTTCCACCTTGGTTGAACTTATGAGGGAATTCAGTTTTAATCCTACGATCAATCTCAGTATAGTATTCATCTGAGTTCGGGTCAAATCCTTCTTCTTCAATTAATTTTTTATGAATTGAAAAAGCTGTATAGGTCATTGCCTCATCGCTTCCAAACCACGGATTGTTTTCTGCCCAACTCTTTGCTCGAGGATCGGGGGCAGGATTTTGTTCTTGTTGAACTTGTCTCTGTGGTTGAGGATTAGAAATTTCTTGTTCTCTAGACTGAGCTCTTCGCTCACGATCAACAGTTGCAAGTGCTAATCTTTCTTTGTCTAAAGTTGCTTTTGATAATAGTTCTTGAGCTGCAATAATCTGATCAGGATCATTATTCTCATATGCCTTTTTCAAGCTATCTTTAGCTAAAGCATATTGAGTTTCTACACGAGTTTTAAACTCGTTATAGTAACCGTCCTGCATCGTATTGTATTGAGATTGAGTTTGAGAAGTTTGTTGTTCAACTTGCTTTAATCGATTAGCAAGAGCAGCTTCTCTTTCCTCAGCTTCTTTTGCTCGACGAACTAATGTGTTAATTCGTTTTTGAACATCTTTACTGTAATTTTGATATTTATCTTTTTTATCTTCAGAAGATTCCTCAGAAGATTCTTGAGATACTTCGACTTCAGGTTCTTCAGTCGCTTCGACTTCGACTTTTCCTGTTTCGCCTTTTAGTTTTGAGATTTCTTGATCTATTAAATCTTTGCCTCTCGGCTCTGATACATCTATTTCAATTTCCTGCATGTTATCAGTTTCGTTTTGTAGTGCTTCAGCCATAACTTACTCCTCAGACATGAACGATGTCACTTGGCTCTTTGATCGTGCCAATGATTTCATCGTCGTTAATAATACGGCATTCGCCGTCTTCAAGCTTAAATCTTGCGCCTGCATATCGACCAAATAAAATCCAATCGCCTTCTTTACACCAAGGACCATTTGGAAATTTTTCTTTATCTTTATATGCATCAGGACCAACCTTTAAAACATAAGCACAAACAGTTGCATAGTGTTCACGCTCTCTTGCTTCTTCTGGAAGGATAATACCGCCTTTTGTTTTAGCTTGTCCCATGTAGGGTAGTATCAAGATTCTCCAACCTGTTGGTTGAGGAAGTCTTTCGATTAGTTTGCTCGGAAGTTTAGAAGGATCTAAGAATTGTTCGTCTCTTTTTCTATAAGCCTTCTCCAAAGCAAAAACTTTGTCAGGTAGTTCCTGACTTTTGTTTTCCTTAGTTGTCATCATTTACCTTTGCTTTTTCCAGGATATCTTTCGTATCCCGCTGTATTGTTAATAACATATTATACTGACCTGTCAAATACTGATACTTCTCCCAATTGTCAATACTACCTGTTAAGATAGCATCTTCGAGGTTAAGTCTCTGATTCCTCAGATTGTCTAATATCTTTTTGATGATTTGTAGTTCCATTATTTTCTCCATGTTTATTTAAACAAGCTATGCACTCACAAATAGCGCATTCACAATTACAAGTAGTTTCTGCATGACAGATGCAGTCACATTTTCGACAACGATCTAACATTTTACTTTTGTTTGGACAGTCATTATCACAATCACATCCCTAGCACATTATTTGGTAATTTTCTTAAATTTTTCAAAGCTGCGCAATCCGGCCATGCCTAGGAGAGCCATGACAAGCGGCATGAGTTGTTCCATATCCATTTGAGGAAGAGGCCCAACATCAACTTGAAAAATTCCTAAAAAGAACACGATAAAAGGTTTAAGGACAAATTCGAAAAATATGGCCAAGGCCGCACTAAATCCAATGAGGGGTCTCCAAGAACGTTGCAGTAGACCTGAAATATCGGTAGCTGTAGACTGAGCATCCGCTAAATTAATATCCATTTGTTTAGAGTTAATTTCATTTTCAAGCTCT